GTGCGTTGGTGGCGTTGGTGGCGCATGCAGTGCTGGCCTGGTCCGAGCGCAGTCAATTAGCGCAACGTGCGGCGCAGCTGGAAGGCCAGTTAGCAGCGGTGGAAAGCACGTTGGATGCGCAGGTTGCGATCAACACGGAGCAAGATGCGGCGATTGCGCGGCTACGTGCGTTACGTGAGATCGACAGGCAGGCGATTGCGGGGCTGCATACGGATTTGAATCGGATCACGGTGCGCGATCGTGCATTGCGCTGCGGTGTGCGATGAGCCGCAACGGGGTTTTTTATGCAAGCGCTTACGACACAGTGCGCACGCATGTATTGCGCATGGTGGAGGGCGAACGGATGAAATGCACAGTAGAGATGGAGGGTGCGATGCCGAAAAGTGTTTCTATCACCTCAATGACGTTGGATACCAGCCGCCAGTGTGCCGCCGATGCAGTTGCGGGGGATGTAGGGGCGCGCCGTTTTGATGTCTGGATGACCGGCCAGCGTTGCGGTGAAGGTGTGATCTTTGCACGTACAACGCTCAGTGATGGCGTTTGCCGTGTCCATCGTATTTGGGTGAGGGTGCAGTAATGGCGTGGGCGAAAGGCCAGTCTGGCAACCCCAAGGGCCGCGCGATGGGCAGCAGGAACAGGAACACGGCGGCGATTAAACAAGCCTTCCTGGACGCGTTTGACCAGCTCGGCGGTGTGCCTGCCTTGGTCGCCTGGGCGCGGGATAACAAAACAGATTTCTACAAACTAGCGGCGCGGATGATCCCCACGGAGGCCCGCGTCAGTGGTGAACTGGAGTTGAAAGAGGCGGGTGATGACGAATTGGATGCCGCCATTACAGCATATGCCACCCAAGCAGGTATTAGCCTTGTTGTTAGAAGAGAAAGCGCGCCGCCGCCGCACTAACCGTCTGGCCGAATACAGCCCCTATCCCAAGCAACGCGCTTTTCATGCGATGGGTGCAGGCACGCGTGAACGGTTGTTGGCGGCGGCCAACCAGTCGGGAAAGACACTGTGCGCTGGGCATGAGGTGGCGATGCATCTCACAGGCCGCTACCCGCAGTGGTGGGAGGGTAAACGTTTTGAAAGGTCCAATCACGGACTGGCTGGTTCAGAAACTGGAGAACTAACACGCCGTGGCGTACAGCGCATTTTGCTAGGACGCGATCCTAAAACGGAGATGGGGACAGGTGCGATTCCTGGAGAATGTATTGAGGGCGTGACCTGGGCGCGTGGCGTGCCTGAACTTGTCGATACGGTGTACGTGCGGCATGTGTCTGGGGAGCGCAGTTCGATCTCGCTAAAATCCTTTGATCAGGGCCGTGAGAAATGGCAAGCCGATACGGTCGATTGGGTGTGGTTTGATGAGGAGCCACCCGAAGATGTGTATTTTGAGGGGATCACCCGGACCAATCGGACCTTTGGCCCAGTGTTTATGACGTTCACACCGCTGAAGGGCATGTCCAGCGTGGTACGGCGGTTTCTGCTGGAACAAGCCCCTGACAGGGGGCTGGTGCAGATGACCATTGACGACGCCGAACATTACAGCCCTGAGGATCGGGCGCGCATCATTGCCAGCTACCCAGCCCACGAGCGCGAGGCGCGCACCAAGGGCACTCCTTCACTGGGCAGTGGCCGCGTGTTTCCTATCGCGGAGGACTCGATTGCCATCGCGCCGTTCTCGATTCCTGAAGAATGGGCGTTGATTGGCGGGATGGACTTCGGATACGACCACCCGTTCGCTGCGGTCAAAATGGCCTGGGATCGTGAAGCCGATGTGATTTACGTGATGTGTGCATACCGTCAGCGTGAAGCAACCCCTGTGATTCACACAGCGGCATTGAGGCCCTGGGGCGCACATTTACCCTGGGCGTGGCCGCACGATGGGTTGCAACACGACAAAGGCAGCGGTGAACAGTTGGCCGAACAATACCGGCAGCAGGGGCTTTCCATGCTGGGGCAACGGGCGACCTTCACAGACGGCACCAACGGCCTTGAAGCAGGTGTCACGGAGATGCTGGACCGGATGCACACCGGACGTTTGAAGGTGTTTAGCCACCTGACAGAATGGTTTGAAGAATTCCGGCTCTACCACCGTGAAGACGGGCGGATCGTCAAACACCATGACGACCTGCTCAGCGCGACACGGTACGCGATGATGATGCGGCGGTACGCCAAGCCACCGCGCGTAGCCACATTTAATGTTTACGATTACTCGGTGGATTATTGAAGATGCCCAGCGCACAGAAAAAAACCACGGATGAACTGGCCCAGATGCGCTCGCGCTACCAGCTCGCCAGTGATTGCTGCCGCGATCTTTACGACCAGGCGCGTGATGATATTAAGTTTGTCACAGTCCCTGGGAACCAGTGGGATGAGTCACTGAAGAAACGCCGCAGACACCGACAGACGTACGAATTTCCCAAGCTGCGCATGCATACCCAGCAGGTGATCAACGAGATGCGCCAGCAACGCCCCTCTTGCAAAGTGCGAGGCGTGGAAGAATCGGACCGTGGGCTGGCTGAAATCATGCAGGGGATTTGCCGCAATATTGAAAGCGTATCCAATGCCGATCACGCCTATGACATTGCGTACGAGAAAGCGGTCAAGGGTGGTTTTGGCGTGCTGCGCGTGATGACGGATTATCTCAATGAGGATGATTTTGAGCAGGATATTCGCATCAAGGCGGTACGCAATCCGTTTGCGGTGAAATTTGACCCTGCCGCCGTTGAGATTGATCGGCGTGATGCAAACTTTGCGTTTGTCGAGGAGTTGATCCCGAGAACCGATTTTGAGCGGCCGCTTTCCGGACGCCGATGTGTCCGACTTCGACGCAGATACACAGTGCGGTGCGTGGCGTGATGCTGGGCAGGTGCGCATTGCCGAATACTGGTGGAAAGACCCCAGAAAACGGGAATTGCTGGCCTTGTCGGATGGCCGCGTGGTGTTTGCCGACGAGATCGCCGCGCAGGCTGGGTTGGGTGTGGAGGAGGCGAAAACGTTTTTAGAGTCAGCGGGTGTGCAGATCGTACGTACACGCACCATTGAGGGCCACCGCGTGCTGATGCGGCTGACCAATGGGCACACCTGGCTGACGGAACCTTACGAATTCCCTTGCCAATTTATCCCCATCGTTCCGGTATGGGGGAATATTGAGAATATTGATGGCAGTGATTACTGGTCGGGCATGGTGCGTTTTGGTAAGGACCAGCAGCGCCTCCATAACGTGCATCGAACAGCGCTTGTTGAAGCGGTCGCCAAATCCCCTAAAGCGCCTTTCATCGTTGATCCCAAAATGATAGAGGGCCATGTGCAGATGTGGAATGACTCACATTCTGAAGACTTCCCCTATCTGTTGGCGAATATCGTTGATAACGGGCGTGTCCCTGTGCGTGTCGAGCAGGCCCAGGTCCCCACCGCTTTAATTCAACTGGCGGGTATGGATAACGACGATGTGAAAGCTGCCACGGGGATCTACGACGCGAGCCTAGGCGCACGCAGTAATGAAACCAGCGGGATTGCGATCAACAGCCGCAAAATGCAGGGCGCGGTGGCCACGTTTAACTACATTGATAATCTGGCTTACGCGGTACGCTACACCTATGAAATTCTCGTAGACATGATTCCTCGCATCTACGATACGCCGCGTGCGGTGCGTGTCCTGGGCGAGGATGGCGGCGAGAAGTGGAAACAGCTATACCAACAGGTGACCGACCCGACGACCGGCCACACCATCACCCTGAATGATATCCGTCAGGGGAAATATGATGTAGTGGTCACGGTGGGTCCAAGCTACGCCACGCAACGCATGGAAGCGGCGGATGCCATGATGCAATTAGCAGCCCAGATGGGCGGCGTTGCGCCTCAAATCGCCACGGTAGCCGCCTACGCCGGAATGCGGAATATGGACCTGGTCGGCGGGGAGGAAGTCGTAGCTGCTTTTCATAAGCTACTTGCCGCCCAAGGCTTGCTCCCACCCAAAGACGGCGAGCCGCCTCCAGAACCGCCCGCTCCGGACCCCGTACAGCTAGCCCGTGTGAAGAAACTATCGGCGGATGCGGAATTGTCCGATGCCCGAGCGCAACATCAACGGGCCGATGCCGCACAACAACATATTGAGACATTGGCGGCTGCGCATGCCTTAAGCGCGCCTGCCGTCGATCCTGGGTGGCTTCCTAACGCCCCTAACAACACACCGCCGCAAGGCGGTTTTTTTATGCCTGAAGGCCCTGCGCCTCACGGCGTGATACCGGCTGATCACAGCCGCGTCCGTATTGGTCCGGTCAGGCCAACCCCGAGAGGATGAGATGAGCGACGATACCAACACCGCTACCGTGAGTCTTGAGGCGGTAACACCGCCCGCAAACGACGCGCAAGCGGCGCTGCAAGAACAGCAGCAACACCCCACACCGGACCCCACCGGTGAACCGCCCAGCGCCACCGGTGAGGCGGACAAGCAAGCCGAAGAGAAAAAGAAACAAGGCAACCGTACCCGCGAATACATTCAGCGGATCAACGGTGAAAACAACGAACTACGCCGTCGGCTTGAAGCACTGGAGCGGCAGCAGCAACCCGTCCCTACGCGTTCCAGCCACACGCCGCAGGCAGGGCAGGAAGGTGCGCCTGAGATTGAAGACTACTCCTACAACCTGAACGGCTGGGTTGATGCGCGTTTTAACCATCTGTTCCAGCAGTGGCAGCAGGAGCAACAGCAGGCCGAAACCGCCCGCCAGCAGCACAGTGCCCAGGCGCGTTATGAAGCACGTGCCGCAGAGTTTATGAATGCGCACCCTGATTTTTACGAAACGGTGGGGTCAATGGACCTTACCCTGCTGAGTCCTGCCGTGCAGGCCGCTGTGATCCAGCACGAGAAAGGCCCAGAGATCGCCTACCACCTGGCCACTCAGGACGATGCGTTATGGTCCCTGGCTTCGGTACGTGAAGACTTACTGCCCGCCGCGGTGGAACGGCTGGCAGCGCGCATGGCTACCCCTCAGACACACAACCCCCTTACTTCAGGTCCCTCACCAGGCAAACCGATCAGCAACGCCCCACCCCCGCCCCCGTCGGTATCAGGCCGCTCCCCAGCGGAGATTCCGCCTGAGAAGCTGACCGATGACGACTGGTACCGCCGCGATGTCGACAAGCGGCGCAAGCGCTAAACGAAACGACACACCACACCCACACTTTTTATTTCAGGAGTACACCTATGGGCACTCAGGCACTCACCCATCAGATGATCGCCCGTGAAGCGGCAAAGATGCTTGTTGAGCAGAACAACGTTGTTACTAACATCAACACCGAACGCTCCAAGGAATTTGGGGAGGAGACCAACGGCTATAAAAAAGGGGATACCGTAAAAATTATGGTCCCTCCGGTTCCGGTGACCTATAGCGGCTCCGTCTTTGCCGCTTCTGGGGCTACATCCGCTCCGTTATCGGCACCGCCTATCAGCGAGAGTTACGTTACCTTGAAACTGGATCAGCAATACCATGTCCCGCTGACTTTTACGGCGAAAGAAAAGAAGCTGGACCTGACGGACTTCAGCAAGCGCTTTTTACGTCCGGCCATGACCTCACTCTCCAGCAAAGTGAATGCGGTCCTGCTGGCGTCCATGTACCAACAAACGCCAAACATAGTTGACACGTTGGGCACGGTCTCCGATGCGCGCGCCCCGTGGCGTTCTGCGGCATCGACCCTGGATCGCCATCTGGCCCCGGAAGAGGACCGCTGCGCGCACTTCTCCACCGATGCCAATGACGCGCTGGCCGAGGCGAATGTGTCGCTGTTCCATACCTCTGAAGAACTGCGCGGTGAGTTCAGTAAAAATGCGGTCGGCAAATTTGCGGGCATTACGTTTTACAAACAGTTATCACTGCCCACGCATACCAACGGGTTAGGAGCGGGCTATGTGGTCAGCGGCGCAGGCCAGATTGGCTCGTCTATTTCAATGGATGGCAAAGCCGGAAAAGGCGATATTATGAAGGGGTCCATCATCACCTTCGCTGATGTCTTTGAGGTGCACCCCATCACCGGCGCGACTACTGGCAGGTTGCGACAGTTTCTAGTCACCGATGACTACGTCGCAGGTGGTAGCACGCTTTCCATTTACCCAGCGATCATCCCTACAACCTCAGAGGGGATTGGTACCGTAGACAAAGCCCCAAGAGATCGCGCAGCCATGACCGTTTTTGGCCAACCGTTGGTGCCCGCCGTTCAAAACCTTGTCTTCCACCGTGATGCATTCGCCACCGCGTTCGCCCCCCTTCCGGTGTTGGCCTCGTGCGAAGGGTATACGGCAAGCATAAAAAACATCAGCGTCCGTGTGATGACCTTTGGCGATGGTAAAAACGATATGGAACATACCCGCGTAGATGTGTTGTTTGGCACGCCTGCCCCTGTCCGTCCCGACCATGCGTGCCGCGTGACGCAGTAATCCCCTTTACAGGAACGCCCATGACCACGGTGGCAGAGATCATCCGCGATGCGTTCGGGCATTTGCGCGTACTGGATGCCAACGAAGCGGTAGAAGCTGAAGATGCAACCCGCGCGATACGTACGCTCAACCTGATGATGCGCCGTTGGGAGGCGAACGGGATTGCGCTAGGTTGGTCAGAGGTCGCCAGCCCCGACGACCTCCTGCCAGCGCCCGCCGAAGCGGAGGAGGCCATTGGCTATAACCTGGCGGTGCGCTTGCGTGCCGGTTACGGTGTTGTGCTGGAGCAAGACGTGCTCAACGCAGCCGAACGGGGCAGGGCGATGCTACTCAGCGATACGGTGCATGCCAGCGGCGTTCGCATGCAATACGCCCTGCCTGCTGCCGAAAGCCAACGGCGCTATGGTCGTGACGGGTACGACGGATGAGCGCCCGATGGCGTGAAGCCCCTGTGACCGGAGGCGCTTATAGTGACGAAACACGCGCCTGGACAGTGCAAGATACGGTGAACTGGATTCCAGAAGCCGCCGAACGTGGTGGAGGACGTTCGTCCTCCATGTTGCGCTGCGCTCCTGGGGCGGCTGTGTTTTGTGTCCCTGAAGCCGCTAACCCTGCTCCGGTGCGCGGATTGCATGATGTGGAAGACAAGCTGTTCGCAGTGATCGGTACGACACTATGGCAAATCACCACAGCGGGGGTGGCCATCCCTCGCGGGACCATCCCAGGCGTTGAGCGTGTCTGCATGGCGCACAACCAGATTGCCGGAGGGAACCAGTTAGTGATCGGTAACGGAACCTCCGGCTACGTCTACAACACCTATACAGAATTACTCGCCGAACAGATCACCGGTGAAGGGTTCCCAGGGTTTAAAGCCTGCGATTACGTGGATAGCTACATTGTGGGTGTTGAGCCTTCGGGCAGGTACTGGTTTCATTCCGCCCTGGCCGACGCCACCAGCTACAGCTCCCTGGACCGCTACGAAGCCGAAAGCCAACCGGACCGCATTGTCGGATTAACCGTGATCCATCGCACTGTTTTCGTGCTGGGCAAACGCTCCGGGGAGTTCTTCTACAACAGCGGCGCATCGGAAGGTACTTTTCAACGCCATGCAGGCACTGAAATGCAAACAGGCTGCGCCTCCCAGCACACCATCCAACAGATGGGCAATACGGTGTTCTGGCTGGGACATGATGGCCGTGTGTATCGGCTAGACGGCTATCAACCGGTACGAATCAGCACACCGCCGCTGGAGCAGGCCATCACCGCGTGCAACCATGAGGAAGCATTTGCGTTCACCTTTGATGACCGCGGGCATCAGGTGTACTACCTGACCTTCCCCGATGGGATGACCCTGGGGGTTTGATATAGCAACCCGTGAATGGCATCGCCGCGAGTCCTTCGGGATCAGCCGTTGGAGGATGAACGCCTGCGTACGGTGGGCCGCCCACTGGGTGGCTGGCGATTTTGCAAACGGCAAGCTATACACCCTTGATTGGGGGATGCCGTGGGAACATGGCCAAGTGATTGAGCGCCGCCGTGTGAATGGCGTTCTGCACGACCATCAGAACCGCATGACCGTAGATGCCGTCGAACTTGTGTTCGGCACAGATGCCCTTGGCGGCTACAAAGGGTCGGGCGATCTCAACCCTCCACAACCGACAGGGCCTACGCTCAGCGGCAACGCACCAGATGCGGTGAACACACAGGCGTACCGCTACGCCTACACCATGAAACCTGGTGCAACGCCCATTGTGGCAGTACGTGTAGTGAGCGGTGCGCTCCCCGAAGGGTTGAGCCTTGATTCTAAAGGCCTGTTGTCAGGCACCGTGGAGGTGGCGGGGCTGGTTGCCGGAGCCAAGCGCGCTTACCCCTTTACGATTCGCGTGACCGACGCGAACGGGCTGTGGGCCTGCGTGAGCGACACGATGACAATCACGACAGCCGAGGTGCTTTGCGGTACCTCCACCAGCTATAGCGGAGGGCAAGCGTTCCCGAATAGCGTGCATGTGCAGCTTGGAAGCCAAACGGGGCTTGTGACGC